TAACACGGCGGCGGTGACCAGCATCCTGCTGTACCCGCCGTCGGATTCCTTTCTACGGGGTACTGAGATGACTCTCTACGGATTGAATAGTTCCTGATGGCTACTTTCACTGTTATCGACCACACCGAACTATCGGGCGACACAGCGTCCTACAACGTCACCTCCATCCCGTCGTCCTACGACCACTTGTACGTCACGGCGTCGGTTCGATCCGACTACGTTGGCTACTTTATTTTCCCGCTCCTGACGTTCAATGGTGACTCGGGGACCAACTACTCGGATACCGAAATGCGGGCCATCAACACGACGGCGCTCCAGTCGTCCAGAAACAACTCAAACGCCTACTTGCAGGCAGGGACGATTCAGGCTGACAGTGCAACCGCCGATACGTTCGGGATCTGGAACTGTTGGATTCCGAACTATGCAGGAACTACGGGCTTCAAGGCGGCTTTGGTCAACTCCGTGGCAGAAAACGCTTCTACTACAGCGAGTCAATGGTGCCTAAACCAGACTGCGGGATTGTGGCACTCAACTGCTGCGATCAATCAGATCACATTGGCGATCTTCGATTCGACCAACTTTCTCCAATACAGCACGTTCACCCTCTACGGAGTAACAGGAGCATAGAAATGGCAAGACAGAAGGTTGTCAACGGGGTCTACTACGACCTGACAGCGGAAGAAGAAGCAGAACTGGATGCGCGGGCTGAGGCTGCTGATCTGGACATGAACATGGTCAGATCGCAACGCAACGGAATGCTGGCAGCAGCAGACTGGACACAGTTGGGTGACGCCGCGTTGGGTGACCATACCGCTGAGGAGTGGGCTGCATACCGCCAGTCGTTGCGGGATCTTCCTGCGACATACAGCCGCGTGTCTGAGGTTGTGTGGCCTACGCCGCCTGAGTAATGAACACTCCTACTGATATTCGCCAAGTCAAGATTCCGACCATTGCGGTCGGCCTAATCTTGTCTGTGGCGGTGATCGCTGGGACTATTACTTGGTCGTCTGCCCGCACCGTTTCACGCATCGACCGTTTGGAGGAATCGGTTGAAGCGATTGAAGATTCGATGGATATGCACGCTTATGCGCGAGTGGAAGATGTTTCGGAAGACATTCGGGATTTAGAAACACGGTTGGCAGCGATGGAAGAAATGTGCAACCGTGTGGATGCAATGGAAGAACTGGTGGCGGGTATCGCCACTTCTGTAAGCGCGCTGTTGATGGAAGCAGAGCAGGACTGGTGGCCTGATGACGACGATTGAATACAAGCCTGTTCGCCAGTTCATGGGACAGAACGCCCGCTCTATTGAGTACGAACTGCGGAAAGTCGCAGAGAAACTGGAAGATCTAGAGGCCCGAGTTGCCGCATTGGAGGCCCCATAATGGGTATTAGACGTAGTGCAGCCGAATACGGGGCAGGCATTGGGGATCAATCCCTTGCGGTGTCCAATACGGCTGTTGCTTTGACCCCCACTTCAGGGGCAGTTGCCGCAATGGTGACCAATGGGGATAACGCCATTCGAGTTCGTTGGGGCACCCCGACCGCTTCGGTTGGGCATTACCTCAATCCCCATTCGGTGTTGGAACTATTCGGCGACGACCTTGTGGATGTGAAGTTCATTCGGGTCGCTACCGACTCGACCACACACATCACTTACTTTGGGTAGTGGACGATGACCACACGGATTTCGCAACGATTCGATCAAGTACCTACCGGGGACATCACTGGCGTTACTGCCGGAGATGGTCTGACAGGTGGAGGCACCGAAGGCGATGTCAGTCTTGCTCTGGACCGCGATCTTCCCACTCTGGAAGACACTGGTACCGCACGGACTTTGGCGTTGTCGGACGCAGGCAAGATGCTGCGGATGAACAATGGGTCTGCTACTTCTGTGACTGTCCCGCCGAACGGAACGGTTGCATTCGATGTGGGCGCTCAGGTTGTGATTGCTGCAATGGGGGCGGGGGTTGTCACAGTGGTTGCTGGTAGCGGCGTGACTTTACGGTCAAAGGATGCTGCTCTTGCTGTTAGCGCCCAATACGCAACTGTTAGTTGTGTGAAGGTTGGTACCGATGAGTGGCTCGTCTTCGGGGCGCTCGCTTAGAGGCTGTTATGGCACTTCAATACGTTCCTGCACCATTTGGTCGTGGTGGGTCTGGGCAGCGCACCGCTGAGTTGATGCGGGCGTTGGCTGCTAATGATTTTCAACGCTCCGGCATTGGTCGTCAGGAAACTATGGGGCTGTCTGATATGCAGCGCAAGTTTTCGGATATGCGTCGGCGTATCCCGGGTTCTTTCAATCAGAGAGGGATGCTGGACAGCGGGCAGAGGAATCGTGCGTGGCGTCGGAACTTTGCTGATGAGATGCGCGATGTGAACCGCTTGAAGTTGGGGTTTGATTCTCAGCGCAACCAGTTGAATCTTGGCGATTTTGCTGCTGAGGGTGCTTATGCGACTGGTGGTCTTCAGAGTGTGATGGGTGATGCTGCTGCGCGGGCTGCTAAGGCGGCTCAGATTCGTGGGGCGGCGATCTGATGGCTGGCCGCAGAGTTGTTCGGAACCGCCCGGGGGCTTTGGCTGCTGCGGCTACCACTGCGGCCGCCGATGCGACTCGCAACGCCGAGTTTGAGGCGATGATGGGTTCGATGGGGGGCAGCACGGCTGCCACCGTTGAGCCCGGTTGGGCTGAACAGTCGTTGGCTCAGGGTTCGCTCCCGGCGAACATTGACCGCACGACGGGCCCTGAGGGCCGGTTGGTGGGGATGATGGGTTCCCCGCCGCCACTGACGGCTGCCGCAAAGGCGGTGACTCAGGCCGCTGCCGGGGACCGGTTGGATCCCGGGATTGCGTTGCGTAACCGGGTGACCGGGATGACGCAATCGGAGCGTGACCGGGAGGATTTCTTTGACCGGCAGCCCTTTACCCCAGAGGAGATTGCCTACTTCGAGGCTGCGGTAGACGCAGGTTTCTTCGATCAGTCTGCGCCTTCGCCGGGGGGAGGGCCCCCTAATACATTTGTACCAGCGCCCGGTACTTATCGTTCAAGCAGCGACGGTTACAAGCCACCGCCGATTGGCAGGGACGAAGGTCGGGGACCGGGCGGTGGGGGTTTCCAAGGATCTGGGCTCTCAACACCCGCTGGGGGTTATGTACTTCCTCCGAATGACGCACCAATCACTGGCCCTGTCGGCATGTGGACACAGCCCGGCGATGGTGCCCAAATGCCGGATCCCGCCGACGAGGAAGCCTTTGAGGCCATTCGCGCTGCGGTAACCAAAGAGTTCGGCAATGCCGACAGCATTTACAACCCCAAGTACGACACTGAACGGTTTCCAACAATAACCGGCGGCGGCGACGGTGCCCCGGCTGGCGGCGGTGGCTCTCCGGTCGTTGATGGGCCGGAGACTCCGACATCAGAAACTCTGATGGAAGAAATGTTCACCCAAATGGGCAATGACGCTCAGGCTGCCTATGAGGCATCGGCAGATTTCTATGAGACACGCGAGGACGTTCTGTACCAGAACATTCTCGAACTGGAGAAACTCCGCAAGAAAGGCATTGTCGGTGCCGCTGAGGCTGCCCGTCAGGCCCTTATTGAACTGAAGAACACTCGCACCGAACGGCTGAGGCTCGACGAGATAGCGGCTACAGCGCGTCTTTCTGAACTGGAAGGGATGCGCCGCACTCAGGAAACAGGTGTTTCTGACGCAATCAAGGCTCGCGGGGCCGGGATGTCCAGCGATTTCGATACTCGCATGGCTGATGCTGAGGCACAGTTGGCAGCGTTGGGGATTACTGGCGCTAATCCAGAGTTGGCTTCTGCGGGGGCTTTGGGTTCGGCAATGCTGGGGTCGCAGGCTGATTCTCAGCAGGCATTGGTTGATCGGTTCCGAATGGCCAATGAGCAGGCCGCCGTTGATCGCGGTATGGCTTTGAGCGGGTCTTACGATCAGGCTGGTGTCGATCTCGCTGATCGGCTATGGAGCGCGAATACGTCGAATGACGCTGCGGAGCAGCAGCGGCTTCAGGCATTGGCTGAGTATGTGATGTCGGATCAGCATTCGTTGGAAGACAAGTACGCCAATCTCAACTTTGCTAATGACCAGAACTATCGCGGTTTGGTTGGGGCTTTCGATCCAGAAACAAACGAGCGGCTGAACTCAATGGGCGGTTCATTGGGGGCCTCCCATTACAACCGTTTGATTGGCAATGCTCGTGAGGACGAACTGTTCCAACGGGATTTGGCTGCACGCATAGCAGAACAGGATGCTGCGAATCTTCGGCAGGACAAGTTGATCGCTGACCAGCGGGAGCATGAAGCGGATTTCCGTCAGACTGGGTGGGATCGTGCGGACCAGCAGGCTACCGATTCGGCTGCGGCTCGCTCAAGTTTCTTCAACATGGTTGATGACTACATGGGGTTCGGTTCAGGCACTTCGCAGGGGTTCAGTGCCGCTGGGTTGCTGCCGCAGGTGTACAACTCCTTGTACGGGCAGTCTGATACGTCGAACCAGATGGCTGTAACAATGCCGAATGGGCAGGTGTTGTATGTGGATCCGATGGAGTTCTTGCGATATGAGCGAGATATCGACAATGACATGTTGTCGGGGCCGCAGAATCTGGTTCCATTGAACTTCAATGGGCAAGAGATCATGGTCCCATTGGATTCTATTCAGGACATGGTTTCTGCTGAAGAATACATGGCTTACGCCGGTTAGGCCTCTGTTGTGGCCCCGCGTACTAGAGCCGAGTTTCTTGAAGCCCTGACAGGTAAGCCTGCGGCTTTTCCTTCGGCTGCCCCTAAGCCATACGATCTCAGTCAGATGGTGGCGAAACTGCCACAGCCTAGGATTCTGAATCCGATAGTAAAGGCACCTCCCGAAACCGAGAAGGGCTTTATGGGGCCCATTGGCAAGTTCATTGAGGTTGTTGATACGCCTCGTGCCGCGATCACATCCTTGGTGAAAGAGTTGGGTGATCTCGCTCAGGGGGAGGGGTTCTCTGCCAAGGATTGGTGGAACCAGACTGGTGACAACATCTTCTTCGGGGAGGTAATGGACGATTGGGGTATTGATCTCCCGGGCCCGTTGGATCCGATTGTTGGTTTCATTGGCGATGTTGCATTGGACCCATTGACTTACTTGGCTGGGGCCGGGTTGGCGATGCGTGGTGCTAGGTCGGGTGAGGTCGCTACTTCTTTGATAGCGAAAGCCACTCAACTGAGGGGTGCCGCTAAGACGGCTGCTGCTGCCGGGAAGACTGCTGATGCGACGCAGTTGACGACCCGGGCGAAGAAACTTACTGATGCTGCGGTGCGTGTGGAACACGCTAAGGGAGCGGCTACCGCTGCGGGTCGAGAGGCTTTGGAGGAGATTGGCTACGACATTGGTTGGCGTAGCACGGTGTTTGGCACGGGTCGTGTTGGCCGCAAGTTGGTTGAGAAGCCTGTCAATCTGTTGACTGGCGGGAAGTTCACTAGAGCGATGGATGCCCGTCGTGCCGGGCAGATACCGAAGTGGATTGGGGATTTGGAGATTCCTGCCACCCCCAATCAGATCGCTGACGCAATGGCGTTGCTTCGTAAGGGTGACGCTGCGGCAATCGGGGCTTTGGATGATGCTACGCGGGTTGCGGCTCAACGTGCGATGAAGATGCCCGCTCAATCTAAGCGTTTCCTTGGGGTTGTGCCTAATGCGATAGCGCCGAACGGTGTGTTGCCGTGGGGCACCAAGATGATTGAGGCTGTGTTCCCTGCGCCGGGTCGGATGCTCAGGGCTGCGACTCAGCGCGGAATGATCAAGACGTTGGATAAGGCGCTGAACACTAAGCAGCCGATCAAAGCATTGTTGTCGTCGAAGGATCCAGACATGGTTCTTACTGGCATTGAGATGCGGCGAGCGAACAATGGTCGGATCCGGTTGTCCAGCCAGTTCAAGACTCAGATAGAACCGATTCTTGAAGATGTGGTTGTTGAGGCTCGCAGGTTGGGCGTCAACTCCCGGGATGTCCAGTTGGCTTCTGAAATGCCGTTCTGGCTGGTGAAGCCCGGTGTTGTATCTAGGGGTGTAGCGGGTGTTGGGGTGGTAAACCCCAACTTGCCGGTTTCTTTCCGCAACTTGGATGTTGCCGATGCGGAGAGGTTGTACAACAAGACGCGACATTTCTGGAATCACTCTCAGACGGTGTTCAATGATTTGGCTGGGACGAAGGTTCTGCCCGATTGGGTAAACGACCTGTATGCCGCCCGGTTCTTATCGGACGAAGGCTCAGACGTTGTATTCAAGACCACGAAGGCTGGCGGGACAGAAATGAGGATCCCGTTCGGCGGCAAGCAATCGCCATTGAAGGGGCGTTCCTATCTGTCGGATGTCGAGTATGACGCCAAGTTCGACCAGTATGTGCGGGACCGCACCAAGGGGGTTGGACCGGGGGCGAGGTTCGGGATTGGTTTAGAGAAGGACGCTGCCCGGGTATTGAGAGAAGACCCCGCCTTGCATAAGTCCCTGTTGGCTGAGTTCGATCAATCACACTCCAAGATGTTTATGGGTGAGGAACTGGTCGATGAAGCCAAGGGTGTTTCCATTCGGGACCAGATGAGAAAGATTGGTTCCAGCGAAGATCGGTATGGCGCAGAGTTCAAGGACATGTATGAAGGCGACTTTTACAATGTCGCTAGTCGTTACCTGAGGGCAATGGCTGATGAATCGGGTCGCCACAAGATGTTCTCCATGTTGGCTGACGCCGGGGTTCTGTATAGAGACCCCGATGTGTTGCATGGTCAGCGCCTGAGCAGGCTCACCATTGGGCTGGATGACGCATCTGTAGGTGTTGAGGCCGCGAAGGTCAAGGCGGCGATGATGGCTCAGGCTGCTGAGGAGGGCCTTCCCGAAACGCAAGTAAAGATTGCGGCTTTGGTTGCTGAGGCGAATGTGCTTGAAGGCGAGTTGGTGCGGCTAATCAAGCAGGCTGAGGCTGCGGCCGTGAAGATCCGCAAGGGTCAGGCCACATACATGGAAGCATTCCAGCCTCTGTTGGGGAATGCTCATTCGATCAATGCCCGATTGAACGCCATTGAGGATTTGGCGAAAAAGACTAGGGCTGTAGCCGTTGAGATCGAGAAAGGGGCTACGGGTACTGGCGATTGGATTACAACCGATTTGACCAAGGTCATTGCAGACGCGAGGTCTGCTGCTCGACAGGTTATCGACAACGCCACGTTGTCTGCCGGTATGGATGATTCCATCAAGCAGATGGAAGACATTCTCAAAGTGCTGGACGGGCACGACCCGAACAAGTTGAACCTGAATCATCAGATCAAGGGTTGGGCAGACAAGGTTGCTGAACTTAGAAAGATCGCTGGCAATGATGATGTCGGCACAATGGGTGATGTCCTGTTCTCTGAGATCAATGATGCTGAAGGCATCGCTGCTCTAATCAAACGGATTGCTTCTGTCGAAGAAAAGCGGGCTTTGACTAAGGCCAAGCAGGTATTCGATGAGAGCATGTTGGGTCAGCAGGGTCGTTTCGCCCACAAAGGTCGAGGCTCCAAGAACATCTGGGAGTCCAATGAGGTGTCCATTCTTGACGATAAGGGCAGAACAATCGGCATTGAGCCGGGTATTGAACTGACGCCGCCTGCAACCGGGACCGATATACAAGCAACCCGGGCTCTACGCACAGAGTTGGACGAGGCGACAGGTCGGCAGCGTTTGGTGCCCCCCAAGGATGGCGGGCCTCAAGGCACTCAGGTGCCGGGTGAGGCGTCAATGGATACGTTCTCGCCTACTTACCGACCGTTCACGGTGAAGGATGGCAAGATTGTTGCCAATCCGACGAGGCGTGGCGGGAAACCGATTCCGTCTGCGGACATTGATCCGTTGACGGGCAAGGTCAGGCCCATTCAGCGCCCCATTGACGACGTAACTCCGAGGTTGACTCCGAAGACAAAGAAGTTCAAGAAGGGGCAGGAGTTCGATGAGGGCGCCATTGCTGCTGATCGTGGCATTCAGTTTGCGGAGCGAATGATTGCTCAGGAACTGGAGACTGCCCGGGTGTTGCAGGAGGCAAAGGCGATAGCGGGACGAGGGCTGTCTCAGCAGCGCGCCCATTTGTTGGACATTGAAACGCAGATCCGGTTGGCTAACGCTGCTGCGGAGCAGGCGCGCGCTTCGTCTTCGTTGACTACGCGGATGACGGCTTTGGATTCTCACCATGAGGCCGTGCAGGCTTTCAATGAGTTCCGGTTGCTCAAAGGTTTCCAGACGGAGATGACGGATATAACTCGCAATGCTTGGGGGATGTCCGGCTTTGACACTGTGGTGGCATCTGCTGAGCAGCGCGAGTTGATGGATGCGGTGTTCAAGTCGTTGTATCGGATTTCCGATACGGGCGCAATGAACGATTTCTTCCGCAAGTACGACCAGTTCATGGGCTGGTGGAAAGCGGGTGCTGTTTCTTCATTGGGCGGTTTCTCGTCACGAAACTTCTTGGGCGGCGCATGGGTGAACACGCAGATCGCTGGTGTGGACATGGCTCAACACTCAAAGGTGTGGGGCATGTACAAGTTGGCGATGAAGGAAGGCAATGGGGACGTACTGAAGGGTGCGGCCATGTTGAAGAAAGCCGGCGTTGAACGGAGATTGCGTGGCACGTTTGGTGCCAATAGGTTCAGGACAGCCAGCGGGCAGGACTTCGATTACTTCGATCAGATCGTTCAATCGGGTGTAGCCCGGTCGGGTCAGGTCGCAGGAGAGATCGACACTTCGTTGCAGTCGTTCGCAAGGATGGCCCGCATGAATGTCGGCGGGAAGACGCGCACCATTGGGCGGTTGGCTCCGTGGTCGTCAGAGTTTGCGCCGTTCTACCAGTTGCGGAACATGAACGAGAAGGTCGAGTTCATGCTCAGGGGTGCTGTCGGTATGGATGTAATGCAGAAGGGTGGTTCCATTGATGACGCCGTTGCGGACATTCTGAAGTACCACTTCGATTACAGCCCTGAAGCGTTGACGCAAACGGAGCGGCATATCCGCCGTTTGATTCCGTTCTGGCGTTGGCAGAAGAACATCGTTCCGGTGTTGGTTGAATCAATGGGGCGTAGGCCAACTGCTTGGTCGCGGCTCATGCAGATCAAGGGCGAGTTGGAACTACAGAGCGATGCGGAGGGCATGGTGCCCGACTATTACGGTGAGAACTGGGGTGTCCGGCTACCGTTCTCAACTAAGCATGGGCGCGTGTATACGCTGCCCGACTTGCCGTTCAAGACCCTTCAGCAGTTCTCTAAGGAGCCGACTTCGCCGTTGCGGACATTCGGTGAAATGATGGCTCCCCCATTGAAGGCTCCTTTGGAGATTTGGTCTGGGAAGCAGGTGTTCGCTGACATTCCGTTCACGGGCCGGTTCCAGCAGGTGCCGCAGGTGTATGACAACACGCCGGGGCTGATGGAGTTGGCGGGCATGTTCGGGAAGGCGAAGAAGAATAAGCGTGGCGAATGGAAGATGAGGGACCACGACATCTATGTGATGGATCAGTTCGCGCCGTTCCTTGGTCGGTTCCGGCGAATGGTCCCCAATGAGAGCCGCTATCAGCGGCGCATCATGACAACGTGGTTGTCTCAGGTGTTTGGCATTTCGGTGCGAACGAATGACAGGTTTGAGAAGAAGAATCAGATCAGGCAGAACAATGAGGACTTCATGGAGGAGTTCCGTGATGCTTCTGATCTGCAAGCACGGAACATTTAGCAGCGACTAGGCTGAGGTAATGGACTTTGTTTCGCGTGAAACGTGGGGGGCTCTTACTCTCCGTTCGTTGCTGTTGCCTTTGATTGATGCAGACATTGAGGGGGTCGTGGTGCATCACACCACGGGCGGCTCCAATGATCCACAGCAGAAGATCAGGGCTCACGATAGGTACCATCGGCATACCCGGGGTTGGGGTGGGGGGTTGGCGTACTGCTGGCTGGTGTCTTCGGATGGTCGCATTTGGGAGGGGCGTGGTTGGAATCGTGGCGGCGCTACTGGCCGCAAGTGGGATTCTCGCACGGTGTCTGTTGCGTTCATTGGGGATGCTGGCGATGAGTTGCCTGCTGCTGCGGCGGCTGCGTTGGGGCATGTCATCGAATCGACAAAGAACAGGTACGGCAAGGATTTGTGGGTCAAGCCTCATAGTGATTTCAAGGCGACCTCATGCCCGGGAGACCTACTTAGGCAATGGTGTGCCACTTTCGACCCGAAGGCCCCCACAGGGGCTCCTGACGGCTCTGACGGCAATGTTCGTGCCCCGGGGTTCTCTTTGGATTGGGGGGCCTTAGCGGCCCTGTTTGCCGGTCTGAGGGCAGAGGTCGAACGGAAGCCGTTGCGGCGTTGGCGTCGCAACCACAAGCCTGCGGTGACTGCTATTCAGGCGAGGTTGGAGGGCCGTGGGTACAGTGTCGGTCCCATTGACGGGATCTACGGACGCAAGACTGCTGCTGCGGTCGAGTCTTTCCAACGACACCAAGGATTTTTGCGGCCCAATGGCCGTGTCGGGGTCTCAACGTGGGACGCTGCGTTCATTCAATAGAGGCAGGACATGACTAAAGACAAGAACGACCAGAGCATCACGCCGGAAACGCCGGATAATCCCGAAACGATTCCAGACGCCAAGGCTGAGGCCGACCGTCTGCGTTCGCAGGGGTTAGCCAATCAGGCCCACATGCCACGGTCATTCGGAAAGTAGAAACCTGTGGACATGAAGGACGCTGTTGAGAGGGCTGTATGGACGGCTGTTGAGGCCGGGCTCGCTGTTCTGGTTATTGCCGATGTGTCGTCATGGCGCACTGCTGGCATCGCTGCTCTTGCTGCGGCGATTGCTTGCGTGAAAGCGATTGCCAAGTCCAAGATCAGATCCGACTGAGACTTTAGCCGTGAGTGGTGACAGCCTAGATGTGGCTTGGGACACCTTCATGGACGAACACGGCAATGGCATTCAGGAATGGGTGCTGTCCGAGATGGAACAGACCCGTGAGATCTTCGATTTCAAGGATGGCACTCACATCAAGTGGGTGGACGGCGACAACATAGGGTTCCTGATTACTCTCAGCGCCGAAGAAGTTTGCGACATGCTCACAGCGTGGGAAGACGCCCACCTTGGTTCGCCGCAGGCATCTGATTGGCTGCTGGCCCGATGTGCCAAAGCGTTCGCCATGCTTGAAGTGGCAATGGGCTTTGACGAAGACGAAACCGAATGATCGACCGTTAGCGCGCCCTTTGGGGCAGCATGAACAGGCCCCATTCAAGCATCCCGGCGATCACGGAGTACCCGCAGATGTCGTAGAAGGTGTCTGTCAATGGTTCGGCCATTGGGTCGCCTCTTTGGCGCAGGTTCTCCAGTCTTGCCGCTTTGTCGGAGCATCGAATAACGATTCCGGCGTGGCCGAATGACAGGATGTTCTTGTACCCGTAGTCGTGTTGCTTGTCGCTGAGTAGGGTCATCAGTTGGTCGGGGTCAACAGAACCTCTGGATTCCAGTATTGAAGCGCCCAGCAAGTCTGCCCACCAGCCCAGAGTCGGGAGTGTGGGGAACTGGCAGCGAGCGGTTTCCAACAAGGACGCAATGGGCTCGGGCCGTTTCGCTTGAAGGGATTGGAGCGCAAGCATTGACCAGCGGGCTCCGTCCTCCCAGTCCTGCACGCTGCTGATTGGCGGCATCCCCAGTGGGATGACTGCCGCCTTTGGTTCGCCTTCGACTATTTCTTGTACCACGGGATAGTCCACCAATGCCTTTCTGAGTCGGATAAGGATTTCGTCACGGCGCCTTGCCATTGAAGTCTTGGGTATGTTCAAGACGCGCGCAACGAATCTTAGACTGAGCCGGACATGATAGAGCATGTAGATGATCCACGCATCTTCGTCGGACAGCCGGTCCATTTCCAATGACACGGCAAGCGACAGGCGTTCTCGACGTTCCCATTCGTCGTAGTTGTCTTCGCCCGGGGGTTCTGACATCAGAAACGCTATTGCCGCATTGGGGCCTTCGTCACTTGGGATGTCTTCGGGTGGGCGCCCTTCAGACATTTGGTCGGTGACCCATTGGAGGATCGAAGGATCGTAGGCCGAAGTGTTTCGGTCATAGATTTCTAATCGGTCGGGGTTTATATCACCCCATGTGTAGTTCTCGTGCATTATTCATTGACCCATTCGGAGATTGATTTCAGGTAGTCGGCCCCGATGATTCGCGTGTTCTTGGAGTCGTACCCAGAGGGTTCTCCCAGTTTCCACGCTTCGTCATGGTCGATCCATCCCAGCATTTCGCAGGCCCTAAACTCCGGTTCAATGGGGCGTACTACGAATAGAACTAACCCCTTACCTAGTTGCCGTTTACGAACGGCGGCGTTGTCGGAGGTGCGGACCCTGCGCACTTCAATGTTGTGACCAACGTCGGCACGGTTCCGGTTCTCTGCGTGCCGGTTCCCGGGCCAAACATGCCCTGACCAGTATTGATTCGTGATTCGAGCCACCGCTAGTTCCCCAACGCAGGCTGCTACCTGAGCGGTACGGTCGTCTTCCATGTATTTGCGTTTGTAATGAGGGGCGTCGGCTTTCTCCCAGTTCTCAATAAACCGACGGATACCTACATGGGAAGCCCATTCGTATTCCCACGCTTCTAACTCGATAATCAGGGTCATGCTTTGCGCGCCGATATGTCGTGGATTTGTCGGTCATTGACGAATGCGCCGTCTTCACCTTGGAGCCCATCAAACAATGCTTTCAGGTAGTTATCAACGTCGCCGGTCAATGCGGACTTGGTGTCCGGCGTCATTTCCTTTACGAATACGTTGATCTTGTTCTTGCGGAACGTAACTGAAACATGCACGGGGCGCTCAAAGGTGGGGCCATTGGAATCTCGCCACGCTTCCTTGATTGCCGATTCGTAATCGTGCGCTGCCTGCGGGGTGTATGCCCTTCCCCGCCTAGAGAACCGTGGCCGTGGTTTGGCCTTCGGTTTGATATGAATAACGACTCTATGGGACGCCACTACCTCGCTCTGCTCTCCCCTTCCAATAGGGAGGGCTGGTTGTATATGCTTTGCGCCCTTGAAACGAGTTCTTTTATCCGTTGCGCCCCGTCTTCGCGCCCCGAATATTTCTTCCCCCACCGCCTGTCTAGGTGGGCCACGAGAATCTCAATGGATGAGACCAGATAGCCCTGCCTGAATAGTTCACATGCGAACGTGTGCATCATTGCTGATCTATCGTAGTTGCCTTTCGGCCCCCGGCGGGGACCATTGTTCCAGATGTGGTTCGCCAGCCCTTTCAGGTCGCCTTCATGGTGGCTGCGGAGAGCCCTGACGGGAGCGGAGGGTGCCCTGACGGGTTCAGGCCGGACATACCGGTGCGCTAGAGCCTCAATGGGTTCGGCGTCGGTTCTGTTTGCGTGTGCTAAACCGGTCCATTCGCCCAATGGGTAAGCATCCATGACCGGGATGCCGTATCGGCCAGCGTCGTTCCTGACCACACACTGGCGCCCCATTGGGCGAATGGCGGGGTATGGCAAGCGGAGCCCGTTGCCCCAGCCCCCGTTCGTAGTGGGTTGCTTCGGGTAGATTTCCGTCACGGGTGCGTCCACGATCTGGCAGGCAGCCAGCATGGCTTCCCGCATGACCCGGGCTGACACCCATTCATTGGCGTAGACCCACAGGTGGCATCCTTTGGACCTGCTGAGTTCAATCCATGCCGCTATGTCGAGTTCGCTCAGGACGCAATGGGTGTTGACTGCGTGGATGAAACTGTCTTCGTCCCCGACATCCCAGTCCACGGCCCCCCAACGAACCAATGAATCTCCAGCGGCAGCGGGATCGGCGATTGGATACACCCCCAATGGGGTCTGGCCGTCGATATGGCCTAGGGCTGCGTCACGAAGTACCGCTGCGGTGGCTGGCACCGGCTCACCGTCCAACTTCCACGGGCGAAACTCGCCGTCAATGTCTTGGGCGAGGCGACCGCCTTGGTGCAGTTCGGCAAACTCCCTGATCGTGTCTTCTACACGTTCGCCCATTCCCGTTCCTCCAAGTCGTCAATGGTTACCTCACGAACCCGACCACACATCGGGTCCAGAATCATCTCAATGTCAATGAGCCTGTACGGAGGGCGCTTCTGCTTGCAGACGTTCAGCCTGATGACGTTCTCCAACGCCTTGCGTTCCTTCTCTGAGAGATCGGTTCGCTTCTTGGGCAGGTAGGTCTCAATGACCACCACTGATTCTGACTCTCCCCCGAACCGGCCACCGTGAAGCCCCGCAGGTTTCCCGGGGTCGCCGGAACCCCTGCCTGATTGGTGCAACACAATGAGCGGGACATCGGCGTCTTTGGCAAACCTCTTGGCAGACTGCGCCTTACCAGCGACCCCATTGGCGTCAGAGTCCCCGGCCAGCAACTCCAGATAGTCCAGCACGCAAGCCGTGACCGGCTTCTGCCAGTAATCCTCTGCCTCGTATATCCCCCTGAGCATTGAGTCGAACGTCAGCGATTGGTCGTTTATCAGCACCCTGTCCAGCAAGCCATTGGCGACTTCCCGTACTTCCTTCAATGCCTGCCGATCACCGGCCTTCAGGTCTTCCTCCATTTGTGCAGCATTCAACCCCAATGCCATGCACGCCATCTTCTGGACGGCCAACTCCCGGGGTTCATCCGGTGAATAGAAGACACAGGTGAAGTCTTCTGACCGTTCAAGGTTGTTGATGATCGCCGAATAGGCGACGGTGCTTTTGCCTTGATGTGACTTGCCAAGGATCAAAGCCATGTCCCCATTCTGGAGACCAGATGGTGCCGTTAGGTCAACTTCCCTGAATCCCCATTGGAATGTGGATTCGTTGTTCAGGTAGGTGACGTAATCCTGAACCGCTGCGGCCGTGGGAGTGAAGAACTCCATTGGCGGTTCGGCATCTGGCGTCTGAGAAGGATCAGGGGGGACGGCCCCAGCATCCGGCGTGGAAGGGTCGCCGGAGGGATGGGTCTGGAGCCGTCCCCTGATCGCATCAGCGCCCAATAGTTGAGCGCCCATTGACTAGGCGAACAGGTCGATGGACTCGAAGTGAACGTCGCCCTCGCCGTCCACGAAGTATTCCTTGATGTCTTCGGGGCAGTCCGAAAGGAATAGTTTGGTGTCGGTCTTCTTGTGCTTGAAGTAGGGGGCGTTGGGCTTCCAGTCCCCTGAAGCGATGCGGTCCCTGTTGTCGAAGAACTCTGCCTTGGGGTCTTCGATCTCAGCCAGATGTGTCCAGAGTGCCGCTGCCTCTGCGTTCACCTTGCCGCCCTTTCGGGGAGGGGACTTTCGGGGAGGGGACTTTTTGGCTGCCGCAGGGGACGCACCAGCCGACGGCGCCTTGGGGGACGCCTTACCACTCTTAGGCCCGGGAACGCTTTTGGATAGCACCTGCATGATGCGGCCGTCGTCTTCGACGGAGAAGTCGATACCGGCCTCCGTGTAGACCTGAGACTTGACCTTGCGGCCCAGTTCCTCCGCTTCAAGGATAAGTTCGTCGCCGGACAGGGTGGGGTCCACCACCTGCGAGATGCTGAGTCGGTATTCCTCGTTCTCGTAGTTGCCGGTGCTGACCTTCGTGGCGAAGGTGCAGTTGATTACTGACTGCTGTTGCTCAGTCATTGGTATGCCTTTCTGATTGTGTCAGGAACTCTGGATCGTAACCGTAGGCCCTATGAACCAACAGGTTGTTGTTGTCTGCCCAATCGGCGATTGCCTTTCGGGTTTCGGGCGCTTCAGAAGCGATCCCGATTCTCAATAGAACCCTGAGTGCCGCCCGCAGGCGACCAACTTCGACGGGTCCGTTGGTGAGAATGGTGTCGTCCCGGTACCAGTAGTGGTCCCGTTCCTCGTCCCAAATGTCGGGGCGGCGTTTCTTCAAGATCAGGCGACGGCCTTGGCTCATTGGCATTCATTGAAGTGTAGTTCATGCGGGCACCCTGTCGAGACCAAGGGCCCGACGGCGACGCCGCTGGCGGGCTTCCACCCGGCGTGCTTTCTCGCCTAACCCGCCCCACACACCGAACCGTTCGTGCAGGGGGTTGGGTGTCAATGAGAACTCCAAGCATTCGTTCGCTACCGGACAACGGGCGCAGACGCTCTTTGCCCGGGACGCAAGCGGGTCGGTGCCGCCCATGTGGGCGGGTTCGGGGAAGAAGATGTTGACATCCATTCCCTTGCACGCCGCTTCGTCGAACCAGTCGGGGCGGGGAGCGAATAGCCCCATTCGATCTACCATGCTGCACCCCCGTCGTAGTGTTTGCCCCGGCATTCAGCCCAATGGTTGCACCAGTCGGGGTTGCAGTACCAACTCGTCCAACGGTGGGGCCAGACCGACAGTGGGGCTTGAATCAGATCAGCCAATGCCCGGCACTTATCCTTCAGGGCTTCCCAATCGGCGGGGCCCCGCTCAATGGGAATCCACCCGACCTCCCCGTTCATAAGGAGACAGAGATCGAACCGCTTTGGGGACCATTCGTCCAGTTCCACTGACCGTGCGTAGGTGTAGACCGTTGACTGTAGGTCGGTCTTCTGCATCTCCCGGGCGTGCATGTCGAAACCTTTATTGGGTTCCATGTTCTTTGGTTTGGGGTTCTTCCAATCCAGTAGTCGCCCGTCATGGTTCAACCAGTCAGGAGTCCCGGTCAGCCAGATTCGGCGTGTTTCGGTTTCCTCCAACAACACCCTGAAGGTTTCCTCAATGGCAATGGGCATCAGTTCGGGTGCGACCCCCCAGTACCAAGCCTCAAAGTTCGCCCGAATGTGTTTCGCAGTTGTGTCCTGCTTCTGTTTCCACCACTCCACGTTCGCAAAGTCGGCTTCCATGAGTTCCTCTAGGCGGCGCTCAATGATGTTGATTGGGGTCGCTTCCCCATGCACCATCATGTGTCTCCCGACTTCCTCAATGGCGGCGTGGACGACGTTGCCCCGGGACAGGTCGCTGTTGTATCGCTCCGGTACCGGTTCCCGGTACTTCAGCCTCAACGATTCGGGGCATAGTTCCAACTGGTTCAAGTCCGATTGGTGAATATAGATGTCTGTCATCATGCCTATGCCTCTGCCCTATGCAACCATTGGTAGAACGTCATCTTCCGAACGGGGACGCCGTTGACAACGCAAACGGCGGCGTCACCGCTCCCTTTGGTACGGTCGGCCACGTTGCAGAGCGCCGTCCACGCATTCGACTTTCGTGGGGCCCGTTCCTCTACGACGGCAAGTGCCTGTTCCGATTGCCATAGATCGACAGCCTTATTGCGGGCTGACTCTCCGATTGGGACATAGGCCCGGTCCGGCGAATCGAATGACCGCCGTTTAGCCCAGCGTTCCACGAACCCTCTAGTGTCCACGGCCAATCCGGCCTCCGCATACTTGCGGGACAGTTCCGAATAGGTCATTTCGGGATTCGCCCGCAGGTCGTCGTCCAATGACTTCAATGAATCAACGGCGGACTCGACATCAGCGCGAGTGTTATTCTCCGTTGCTTCTTTCATTAGTTGAGCCATCGGCATCCCGTAGAGACAACTGTGGCAGAGGGTCTCCAATGGGAGGCCACTCAGTAGCCCCACGTTCAGCGCCGCAATGCGTTTGACCGCTTTGGCCCCGTGGAACCCGAATACGTCGGGGCCTTTCTTTGTGGCCACGAACCCGCCCGTATCGTGCGAGGAATAGTGACGGTAGGCGTCGGCTGCCTGCACCAATGAGTCGGCGGTAACGCCGCCCATTAGCCGTGCCTCTGCCTGCTCTGCCCGGTACAGCATGGCGCTGTATCGCGCCAGCACTTCAGCATCTACGAGCCCGTTGTGTTCCGCTATCAGTAGCGTCAGTTGAGCGGGTATCCGCATTCAGAACTCCCTTTCTTTCCGCTTTGGGGCACAGCCCCACATTGGGCTGGACAGCAGAGAGCAATGCCCGGGTGCGACGGCCTTTGCCGTCGCTTCCTTAGGGTCCGTCGCTTCTGCCACGGCGCCAGCCTACACACCCAGCGCACGGCTCCGTCAAGAAATGAGAAACGGGTGCCGGGGACAGCCCCGGCACCCGTTTTCCCAGCCCAGCAAATAGTTGGCCCTGCCCCCGGGACAGAATGGGAGTAAAGAACCCGAAGGCAGGACCAGACCTCACCCTACCAGACCGAAGGGCCTATCCCTCGTCCTCCCGGGCGGTGGCCCACATCTTGGAGATCATGTAGCGGTGGGCCCGTGGCCATTCGCTCTGGTCCGTGAGTTGCTTTCCCTCTAGGCCCTCGTCTACGCCGCAGGGTGAGCAGACGTACACCGCCGGGATGTCTTCTTCTCCCCGGGTTGTCCGGCTCAATGCGTTTGATTCGACGGGCTCCCTCATTGCTAGGTCGCCGCACCGTGGACAGGGGGTATCCAATAGTGGGCGTGGATCGGTTATCTGCTTTCCTTTCATTCTCTTATCCTTTCCTGTTGTCGGCTAGTTGGACAGCCCGGGATCGACAGATTCCGAACTCCCCTGCGATCTTTCCCCACGACCAGCCCATGTCCCTGAGTCTCTGAATGACCCGGGTTCGGCTGGACTTGATTTCATTGCGAATGACGACATCAACTTCTTTGGCGAGCCAGTTCAGGGCGTGACCCATTGCGAGCAGCCGTTCGGTTTCGTCGGGGCCGTACTCGACACCCACCTTCTCCACCCATTCGGACATCTCTTTGGCGAATGAGGGCACTCCGACCGACGGGTCGGGGCCCGGCCTGTTATTGAAGTGCCTGTCGTACTTGTCCTTATCCATTGCGTCCTGCGTCCAGTGCATATCCGATGTCTTCTCCTTGTTCTATGAGGTCTGCTATTTGGTCAATGAGTTCATCGGCGAGTTCCTCCATCTTGCGGGTGGCGGCGCCCATCGACAGTTCGTATAGCCCATTGAATGTCGCCCCCCAAACGTAGGTGCTTGCTTCTTCTCTCGTTTCTTCCCTTAGGGCTTCGGCGTCTTCTTCTAGGGCTTCGGCGTCTTCGATGGCCCCTAGGTGGCGGTTCAATAGGTAGTCATCCATTGGGGTTCCAGTGGACGAGACCCTTGGGGTCGTAGCCATCCGGTCGGGCCATCGTGACGGCCTTGATAGATAGTTGCGTGTCGCTGTCCAGTTCGACCAGTTCAATGAGTTCGTCGGCTACTTCGCCGATGTCCCAGTTGTCGGGGTGCCGGACAACGACCATTAGCGCCCTCTCAGTTATCGTTGTCATCCCAATGCCTCGCACAAGGCGTAGTTCGCCTCGTAGTCCGTCTGGTTGGCGTTCGCCAACAGTGTGGACAGGGCCTCCATCTCGTCCTCGTTCAGAACGATGGTGGTCAGGTTCTTGCCACTCGTTACGTCAGCCATTTGCTTCCTCCTTATTGCCATTGTTGTTGAGTCGTTCTTGCGTGGCTGCCATGCCGGAACCATCGCATTCGGGGCACATAGGGCCCTCATCTCCGAATGGGGCGGCTAACCCCCCGCAGTAGGTACACGCCCCGCTCATTGGTGCTTCCCCTTCTGGTCGTTCCACCGTTGCCCGTGCCGCTCCAGTTGCCTGCGTGTCGCCATGACATGGGCAATGGCCTCATTGCCACCTAGAACACGGTTGGGGTCGTTGTGGTTGGCGTGGGGTGCAGGCCCGGGGAGGTACTGTTCTTCCTCGTCTTGCTCCAGCCATTTGTCCCAACAGTCGGGGCATAGGTACCCATTGGTGATGCTTGGGAACCCTCGATGCTGCATCACGATCTCCCGCTGATTCCTTGTCAGGTAGGGGAACGCTTCCTGTACCAGCATTCGGCCTTTGACGTACTGGCGCATTCGCTGGTACGGAACCGTCACGCTATGGATTTCATTGCATTGGTGACAGGTGGCGCTTAGCCGTTCGGTCTCAGCAGCCATTACAGGTAGCCTCCCTGCCCATTGCCTGAGCCGTAGTCGTTGATCCATTCGGCCGGTACCCCGGCGTCGTCGTCCAGTTCCTCCATTGCTTCTGCCACGACGTTGTTCTCGTGGTGAACGTGCAGCATGACCGCCGCCCCGGCTGGCATCATCACCATTGGGATGGGCCCCAGTTCCTCGACCCGGGACATGTCGGCAATCATTATCTCTGCCGCCTGCCAGTCCGCAGACTCTAGGTCGTATTCGTGGGCCGTGATCTTGCATCCCATATGGATGGTGTCGGCCACCAATGGCGGGTACTCGTTGTCGTTCCCGTACAGGCTCCCGAAGATGAATCGGAACCCCCAGTCGTTGTCCTCGTCTGGTGTGCGGGCGATGACTAGGTACGGCCAGTTTGGCCGGCCGTCGTCGCTGGCGATCCATTCGCCAATGGCGTTCATCAGTTCTTCGTCGTCCCCGAAGGACTTCCTACCGAACTCTATTGCCATGTCGTTGTTCCCTTCCTGTTGTGTAGAGCGATGGCGCTGCGCCACCGGAACCCTCACCCCTACCCGGGTGAGGGAACCGCTAGATCAGCGTTGCTCTCCCTTCTCCGTGAAGCCTACCACGCTTGTCAAGTCACCCTGAACAGGGCGACGGTACCATGCGGCGTAGCAGCGCCCCAGCAGAGCCAATAGGCCCACCAGAGCCAGAGCCACGCCGCCACCCCGTAGACCCCAGAACCCAATGGCTCCGAACCAGCCGCCCAGCCCCATCCCAATAAGGATGCAGTAACCCCAGTCCTCCGTGGTCATGTCCGGCCCGCCATCTCATTGGCCAGTTCATCCAGCGCCGGGTAATCCTCTGCCAGTGTCGGATGCTCCAGCAGGCAATCGGTCAACGCCTCAGCCTCCAGCCTGTCCAGTATGACCACTCGGGTTGAAGCCTTGGCGGAACCGTCGGCGCTCAGGTTCCATACTCCCCGCCAATGGTGAGCGATTGCCCGGGCTTGATCTAGGTCGGTGCACTCCAGCCGAAAGATTTGGGTGTCTGATTGGTCGCCCGTTGGCGACTGGCACCAGATCTCGACATGCCCATTGCCTGTGTCGCCTTCTGCGAATACCGCCACCGGCTCCCCGGGCAGGTCAACTTTCCTCTCATGGTTGGTTGTCATTGCTTTCCCTTCTGTGTTGTTGATCGGTACCGGTAGGCACCGCACCGCCCCGGGAATGGGAGAACCCGGGACGATGCGCTACTGGCCGGGCTAGTCCAATGAGATGATCTGGATGGGCGGGACAGGTAGGGGGCGGTGGTCTTCCGACTCGTCGATCTCCAACCGCTGCAACCGGGTCGGCCACCATTCGCCCGCCTTGCCCAATGCTTCCTCCACGGTGAGCGTCCCGGGCTCTACGTCGTAGCGGCCCCGGTAGTAGGTGATGTCGGCCTCAGTGAGCCCAATGGAGCCGCCCTCGTCGTCGTGACGGGCCACTAGGGCATTCCCGGCGAGAGCCCCGCCGCCGTAGCCTGATTCCTTGGTGGCGACGTAGTTCGTTTGGGCGCCAGCCTTCAATAGCCCTTCGTCGTCAAGCCAGAAGTCTCGCCCGTCGTGGTCGGTTACCACGGTGACGCAACCGCCGTCGGCGGCGAGCGCCTGCGATGCGTCCAGCATCTCGCCGGGCTTCACCAGTACGACCGCCATCGTGCCCCATACGGTAATCAGTAGGGTTTCCATGTAGTCCGTCTTCTTAGCCGTCGCCTCGTCCAGCCACTGCTCGGCAGCGAGGATGTTCGGGGAGTCTGACAGGAGGTTTTTGACGACCTCGTAGCCCTTGATGGTTTCCACGGCTTCATCGTTGGCCATCATCTGGTGCAGTTTCGACACCAGTTGCGGATGGGTCAGTTTGTAGGTTCGCCCGTCGTCGCTCACGGTGGCGTAGTCCATGAGCCACCCCTTGATGGTTTCCCGTTCGTGCTGTTCCACTTGCTGCTCCTTCTGTTGGGCCACCGCTGTCGGTGGCTGTACCCCCACGGTACACGGTCAAGGGCTCCCCGATCCAACCCTATTGTGTGGCATCCGTCACACCTTCTCACCGTTCGGGTGGCCAACAGCCAGACCCCCAACCATCCAGACCGGGGCCCAATGGGCCCAATGAGCCCACCCCACAACCCACCAGACCCGACCCCGAAAACGACGAAAGCGCCGGGGCCCAATGGGCCCCGGCGCCGCCGCCCGGCTTACCGCTACACGCTACCGCATGGCGGCGCGCTCAGCGTCTAGCATCTCCTCGTGACCGGCGCGCCCATTGGGCCCATTGGTAGGCATGTTCGCATACCCGGCCCCGGCTAGGATGTCATCCACATCAGCCACCCTTACGGCCCGGCTAGACATCCGATCAACCACCAGAGGGACATCATCCCGGTAACACTCCCGGCGTATCCCCTTAGTGCCCCATTCGGTACCCCGGGGGTCAACCCTTAGGAACGTGGTTGCTACGCCGTCCATCACGGCCCGATTCACGGCGACGACCGTTCCGGTGCGACCCGGGAACGCCGCCGCCCCATTGGCCAATGGATGCACCAACACATCACCTAGGGCGATGTCACCGGCTAGCACCATCTCAGGCTTAGCGTTCGGCCGGAACTTGTCCCGCCATTTGCGTATGTTCTCCATCATCACTCGCCCTCCTTTAGGTCGATAGTTGTCTTGGCTGCTGCCACACTCACCCATTGCGACTCCCGTGGGAGTAACGACCAGTGCGGGGCCATAACGGTCACCCGGTAGTCGTCGTCATAGGTCGTGATTGTGTGACCCTTGTAGGTGGTTCTCATTCATTGACTCCATTCGTGTTTCCGATTGGTACCAGATAGGCACCGGGCCCGGCCCCGGGGAGATTCCCCGGGGCCCGACCCGCTACCGATTGGCTTAGGACCAACTACGCCCGTACCGGATCGCCTCGCCGGTCTCAGCGGCCTGCCGGACCGCATCCAGTAGGCCCTCCACCGTGACGGTCTCCCCATTGCGGGCCGCCGCCAATGTGACCGACGGGCCCGCCGCCTGCCGGGGCAAGTCTTCCGGCGTCACATCGTATGGGCCGGTGCCCTGTGAGCCAATGTGTAGGGCCGATTGGAACCCCTTGGTCTCCCCGCCTGCACAGGCAAACCCTAGGCGCCGCAACATCGTGGGATGGGCCACACTGTAGGCAACGACCCGGGGATCATAGACGCCCCGGGAATCGCCACAGAACACGGTATAAACGAACCGGTTCACACCGTTCCTCTTAGTGCCAAAGGTGCGGGCGTCCATTGCGTACACTTCGACGACCGTTCCATTGGCCCGGGCCCATTCGATGACCGCCGCTATCACGGCGCCACGATTCAACACGGTCTCGGTATTCGTCGCCGACGAATAGCACACCGGGACGATCATTGAGACCACCGGGTTCTTCGGTGCCGTGAGGAATGAATCCAACATGCACTCCGGCTCACCCTCAATGAATCGAACCATGTCAATGGACGACCCGGCCACGTCATGGATGGTCTCCAAGTCGTGACCAGTGGCCGAACCGGCCAACCGGGCCGCCTCGATGGTCTCAAGTGAGCCTTCCCACCCGTCACCGGTTGCCATGCTCACGGCGTCACTCAATGAGCCACCCGCCCACCGGTCACTACTGGATGACCGGTAGCCGGAACGCTCTGCACGCCGGGCGAATGCCGCCACGCTGTCAAAATCCCGGTAGATGGTCCGGCCGTCACGCCGGTGCCACTTGCCGAGATCGCCGACGGTCACCATGTCGCCGATCTGCCGGTCCCGGGATGATGTGTAGGTGCCGGTCATGACCGAACACCGGCGGTCAGCGTGTTGATGGCCTCGACATTGAGACCGAACAGAACGCCCATGTCCCGGGCCTCCTGCCGGGTGAATCCGGCATCGAGCAACCGCACGCCGGCGATGACATCCCGTGTCGAGATGACGTGGTTTAGACCCGCCCGGTTCATGTTCTCACGCATGGTCTGAATCTCAGTTAGCCATGAGTCGGCGTGGTCCGAATCGCCCATCAGTGAGCGCTCTAGAACCGGGTCGTAGTCCACTTCGAAACCGACGACCAACCGATTCAACGTGGCGGCGTCCAAGGTGGTCCGGCCGACGTACTGCCGGTCGGCACCCTTGCCGAACGTGTTCATGGTGACGATGACTTTGAAATCGTCGTGCCGGGCCACCATGCCGTCGGGGAATGAGCAACTCTCCCCGCCGTCCAACATCATGTTGAGCGTGGTGACGATGGCCGGGTGCCCATTGTCCAGTTCGTCCAGAATGAGAACGCCGCCGTTCTCGTAGGCGTCCCGTGCCGGTGTCCGGTGGTACGAGCCGCCGGCGTCCATGTAGCCGAACAGTTTCGCCGCCGAATCGGTCGGGCCAGTGTTGATGGCATACACCGGCAGGCCCAACGCCTTGCCGACCATGCGGCCAATCGTGGTCTTACCGGTCCCGGCCGGGCCAACCAGTTGCACATGGCAACCCGCCGCCAATGCCCGCAGTACGTCCGGCATCACCGGGTGGTAATGGCCGTCCAATGAGCCGACCGTGGCGCCGTCGGATGTGGTGACCACGATGGGCGCCGTCACGGCGTCCAACCGCTTGTACACCGGCGCCATGGACTCATCGACAATCGCCCGAACGGCGTTCTCATCGACACCGGCGGCACCGGCGGCAATGGCCCGAATGGCCGACTCAATCGCCGACCCGTCACCGGTCGTCGGGACCGGCGGCGTCGCCGCCGCCGTCACCGGTACAACCGGCCTGCCGTCTATGGCGGCGATCATGTCGCCGTTCGTCATGCTCTGGCTCACTGACACATTCAACGCCGCACAAACCCGGCGTAGGTCCACCCGGTTGAGAGTCTCAAACGACTCCTCCCGGCCCGACCCCTCGAACACGGCAACCCGGGAATCCCGGTCAACCCGTTCGACGTTCCTAGCACTTGGCATAGCCATGATTCATTCTCCCATTCGTCATGCCCCGGGATGGTCCCCGGGTACACCGTCACCATACACGATGTGGGCGGCATATACATGCACCGGGAAAGTGAGCCCGTGTCATGGGTTGGATGGTGGCCCACTGGCCCGGCCATCCACCGGGACGGGCGGCGGTCCCACCGGTGGCCATCGTGCCCACTGGCGGCGCCGTCAATGGGTCAATGGGAGACCACCGAGACCACTGCCACCGGGCGGGCGTCGCCGGCGAAGCAGGAAATAGGTGCCCGGCGGGGCCCCTAGGGGGGGTGGGGCACGGCTGTGCGCGACATGTATAGATATGGAGGGACGGTGCGTTAGTTTGCTGCACCTGTACAGGTGGGGTGTCCCTCCCCCCAGACCCCCCTCCCCGTTGTCCTGCTTATTTCGGAAGCCTTTAGGGGCTTCCGTGTCGCTTTGCCTTGGGCTTTTCTATCTCCCCCCCCTTACCCCCCCCTCTTGTCCCAAATGTGGTCAAAGGTTTGATTAGTTCGTGTGGGACACGGCGGCTATTGGGGTGTACGGAAGGTTGGAGACTGGTATGCCTCAGAACGGTGGCGGTAAGGGTTGGACTGTTGACCCTGTTTCGGGTGAGCGGGTGATGCCTGCGTCGTGGGAGTTGTTTTTGGAGTGGTTGTTGTTGGGGCATGAGCGTAAGCCGTTGCATCAGTATGAGTGGGCGGCTGAGAATGGGGTGCATGAGGATTCGTTGCGGAAGTGGAAGCGTGATCCTAGGTTTATTCGGGAGTGGGATCGTCGGGCTTCGGAAACGAATGTGTCGCCTGAGCGTGTTCAGGGTGTTGTGGATGCGTTGTGGGCTAAGGCTGCTGATGGGGATGTGAAGGCGGCTGGTTTGTATTTGCAGTATGTCGATAAGTTTACGCCTAAGCGGCGTTTGGTTGTTGATGATGAGCGGGATGCGGCGGGTTTGTCGGATTCGGACTTGGCTTCTGAGTTGGAGGCTGAGGTTTTTCTTTTGAGGGCGGTTTCTGATGGCGAGTAAGCGCGCTATGGGTTCGGTTGATAGGCGGTCGCCGAGGTATCGGCATGGGGGTGATCCGTTGGGGGAGTTTGCTGTTCCTGATTTGCCTTTTGGGGATGTTGCTGATCGTTCTGAGGGGTTTATGGGGGATGTTGCTGCTGATCCTTTGGGGGTGGCGTTGACGAGGCAGTTGACGAAGCAGATCCAGAACTTGTTGCCGAAGACTTCGAAGGATTTGGAGGCGGGACAGCGGATCGCTGAGGGGATTGTGGCTGATGCGTTGGGGGAGATCGCTGGGGGTTCTGAGCCGCCTAGGGGTAGATTCGCTGGGGGTTCTGAGCCGCCTAGGGGTAAGGTGGGTTCCGAATGGGTGGAGACTGGGCGTGGTTCGCGGGTGAAGCCGCATGAGAATCAGTTTGGCCGTATTGCTGAGCGGCAGCGTGCTGGTCGGGTGCGTGGTGAGCGTGGTTTTTGGGATAATATCAAGGGTACTGATTGGGATTCCGTCAAGTCTGAGTTGCGTGCCAATAACGAGGGCATCATGGAGGGTCTTAGGGGTCTTGGTAGTGGGGTGCGGTCGGGTGCCCATCATGTTGCGGGTTTGTTGCCGGGTGTTGATGGTCCTTCTCAGCCGCCTGCGATGCCTGTGCCTGAGGGGATGATGGCTCGTGATCGCCGTCGTGCGGCTCTTATGGCGTTGTTGGCGCAGCGGGGCGCTCAGGGTCAGCGTGGCACTATTGGTATTCGTGGTCGCCGTGGCTAGTCACGATTTGGATTACGATGAGTTTGTGGAGGCTCTTGGTGAACGTCCTGCGTTGGATCCGTTTCTCGATGATGAACCTTTGGAGTGCGGTTTGGAGTCGCCTGAAACGTGTGAGTCGTGCCAGTGAGGCATGTGGCTGCCCTTGTAGGTATTGCTACTGGCGTCTTTGTGTGCGCTGTAATCGTTTTTGTGGTCGGACGCGCGCTTGAACAAGCGTTCCGATGAAGGATGAGTCGGCTATCTGAACTTCGTCAGGAAGCCGAATGGCGTCGTTGTCAACGCGATGAAGCGTATTTCCTCAGGTCTTATTGGAACATTGCTCATCCGGCGCATGGCCGAATCTTGTTTGATCTCAGGGTCGCCCAGTCTGAGGCTTTGACCCATTGGGACGACAACCGGTACTCGTTGACGCTGAAGGCCCGCCAGATTGGTTGGACGACACTGGTTGCTGCCCACCAGTTCTGGTTGGCTTGGTTTCACCCAGATCAGAACATCATTGACTTGTCCCGCACGGAACGGGAAGCGGTGCTGCTTCTGCGGAAAACGAAGTACGGGTTCCAGCATCTGCCGCGATGGCTGCTGGAGCGGGGCCCTAGGTCATTGGTGGAACACCAGCAACGCATGGCGTTCGATAACGGTTCGCAGATCACATCTATGCCGTCGGCGTCAGACCCGGCGCGTGGCGAATCAGCGACATTGATCGTCGTGGACGAATGGGCGTTCCTGCCTAACCCAGAGGAAGCATGGGCATCCATTGAACCGGTCGCCGATGTAGGAGGCCGAATAATCGGCCTGAGTACGGCGAACGGGTCCGGCAACTTTTTTCACCATTTGTGGACGGCGGCGTCGGCGGGAAACAACCGGTTTGCCACCATGTTTTATCCGTGGTCGGCAACCGGGGATCGTGACGAGTCGTGGTACCAGTCCAAGAAGGAGTCGATGCTGTCGTGGCAGTTGGCTCAGGAGTATCCGTCTACCCCTGAAGAAGCGTTCATCAAGTCAGGTAACCCTGTCTTCGATTTGGACATGCTTCAGGAACTGGAAGCGGGTTGCAGGGCCGGCCGTGAAGGCTGGTTGGCTAACCCGTCTGGCAGGGCTCCTGAGTGGAGAGCGGGGAGGGCGGCATGAGTTTGACTGTGTGGGCTGATCCCGTTGCGATGTCCGGCTATGTGATCGGTGTTGATACGGCAGAAGGGTTGGGGCACGGCGACTATTCTTGCGCTCAGGTGTTGTGCCTGAACACGGGCGAACAGGTCGCTGTGTGGCACGGCCACATCCCTCCAGACGAGTTCGCTCACGAGATCCACAACATGGCGTTGTGGTACCGCGACGCCTTGACCTGCGTCGAGTCGAACAACCACGGGTTGACGACGATCACCGAACTGAGACATCTGGGGCATCCGAATCTGTTTCGGAAACGCACATTGAATCAGGCGACAACGAAGATCACGCAGGAATACGGTTTCAAGACGACGAGAACAACGAAACCTTTGATGATTGACGAGTTGGGGGCTGCTCTCAGGAACAACGAGTTGGCGCTACGCGATCCGTACACGGTCGCAGAGTTGCGGACATTCGTCAGGAATGAACGCGGCTCTATGAGTGGGTCGCCGCACGACGATAGGGTCATTGCGTTGGCGTTGGCGAATCAGATGCGTAAGTATGCTTATGCCCCAGAGTTTGTGGCGAAGGTCAATGATTATTGGACGATTGATTGGTTCAATCGTTTGGGGTCTGATGAGGGTGGCGAGCAGATGCGGATTGGCGCTAATGCTGTCCGTGGGACACGCTTGCCGTCCTAATAGGGATCCCATTCACACCCTAGGAGTAACTAATGGCGAAGTTCGTTTCGCATACCTCCGCGTCGCAGACTGTTGATGGCGCGTCGGGTAAGAACAACAAGATGAAGCGCGGGACATCAGTGGTGGCCAATGAGGTCGCCCCGGGTGGTTCGCAGAAGGCGACTGAGCGCACATCGGGTTCGACAGGTTCTGATGGCGGCGGTACCAAGGGTGCTGGCGTCAACGTGCGTGTCACCCCGGGCAACCAGCACGGCATCACCGGCAAGGTTGAGCCTGCTTCCAAGCAGCCGTAGTCATGGCGGTTCTGCCGCCTGAAGCCACTTATGTCGAGTTCTGCGAGTACGTCACGGATCTCAAGGGTCCGAGGTCGGAAGCGGAGTTGGAAGATTTGTGGTCTTGGCGTCAAAAACTCGTTGGTATCAAGTTTGATATGGGCCGTGGGTATCGCAGCACTCTCCCGTCCGACGAGCAGGATCTCACGATGAATCAGCGTGAGGCCAAGGTGATCGCTGAGGCTAAGGCTCAGGGCCGCAACATTGAACCTGTTGGAAAGCGGTGGGTGTAATGGCCCGTAAGACCCGTGTTGAACTGCATGAGCAGTACAAGCAGCGGTTGGATTTGGCGAAGCGGTTTCGGAACCATGAGGGTTACGAGAACACTTGGCGGCGACTGAACGATTTGTACCGGGGCAAGCATTGGCCTGCCACGACTAGCACGAAGTCGGATTTGATTGCGGTCAATCTGGCGTTTTCGACTATCAATGTGATTGCGCCGTCTGTCGCCGTGAATCATCCGAAGATTGTGGTGAATGCCAATCAGCCGGAGGATGCTGACCGGGCGGTCTTTGTTGAAGCGGTGATGAACCATATGTGGCGACACCACGATTTCCGTCGCCCGTTCCGACGCGCTGTGAAGGATTTCTTGATTTTCGGCCACGGGTGGTTGAAAGTTGGTTGGCGGTTCACGGAACAAGAACGCAGCATTTCTGATGCTGAACGTGACGACATGTACGATCAGGCGGTCATGGAGGCTGAGGAAGCCGCTATGGAAATGCCTGATATGGCTGGCGAAATGCCGACCGATGAGGACATCGCAGCGAATCTGCCTTCAACGATGCTTTCCATTGTTGAGGACCAGCCTTTCGTTGAAAGGGTCTCGCCTTACGACATGTATGTTGATCCTGAAGCAACCTGCATGGATGACATTGCGTGGATTGCTCAACGGATTGTCCGGCCTCTTGAAGATGTTCAAGCGGATAAACGGTATAAGCCTTCGGTTCGGAAGAAGTTGACCGCTGATGCCGGGTTGAATCCGGCGTATCAGGATCCTTATGATCGTTCGCAGTTCAATGCTGAAACCGACCGGGTTACGTTATGGGAGTATTACGACATAGCGTCGAACACTATGGCGGTGTGTTCGGAAACTGGCGACGAGTTCCTGTTGGATCCGACGCCGATGCCGTATGCGTATGGGCATCCGTTTGTGATGCTACGCAACTACGACATCCCCGATTTCTTCTATCCGGTGGGCGATCTGGAGTCCATTGAGTCTCTCCAGTTGGAGTTGGATAAGACTCGTTCCCAGTTGATGAACGACCGGAAACGGTATGCCCGCAAGTACCTGTACCACGAGCGGTCGTTCGGGCCTGAAGGCCGCGAGGCTTTGGAATCGGACACTGATGGCCGTTTGGTTCCGGTGGTCGATGAGAACAAGCCTCTGAACGAGGTTGTTATTCCGATGCCGCAGGTGCCATTGAGCCCTGAGATCTATAACTACAGCCAGATCATCACTGAAGACATCAATGTTGTTTCTGGTGTCAATGAGTATGCGCGCGGTCAGATGCCCGAGATTCGCCGCACGGCGACTGAGGCCAGCATTATTGCTGATGCGTCCAATGCGCGGGCAGCAGACAAGTTGGCCATTGTCGAAATCGCCATTGGCGATATTGCACGGCGGGTTCTTCAACTCCTTCAGCAGTACATGACGGGGGAGGCCATGACCCGGGTCGCTCAACGCGATGGCCAAGACATGTTTGTTGAGTATTCCCGCGACGACATCGTAGGTGAGTACGATTTTACTGTTGAAGGCGGTTCAACTCAGCCAATCAATGACACCATTCGTAAACAGCAGGCTGTTTCATTGCTGAATGCCATTGGCCCATTGGTTGGTACTGTCATTGACCCCGCCCAGTTGGCTGTTCATGTGCTACGGGAAGGGTTCAACATCAAGAACCCTGAGAAGTTCCTGATGCAGCAGCAGCCGCAAGCCCCCGTTGACCCCAATAGCCCAGATGGGGCACCTCCCCCGGGGCCAGAGCAGGCCGGCCCAATGGGGTCGGTCCCAATGGACCCAATGGCAATGGGGCAGCCCATTACATCGCCAATAGATGGGGCGTTTGCCCCGACTGGCGGTGTCCCGCCTGAGTTGTTGGCTCAGTTGCAGAATCAAATGGGGCTAGAGTTACCTGCCCTCTAGGGGGTGAAATGGTTTCGACTCGCATGAAAGCCCCATGTGGGAGCGTGCGAGTACCGGGGTTCGACTCCCCGCACCTCCACGATGTGGGACACACCCACCGTCCTATTAGGAGCAACCAGACGTACTGGACTCCCTAGGAGGGCATTGTGCCTGAAGACATGGATCTAACAGAATCCGCTGGTGCGGACACTCTGGAGGCTTCAACAGAGTTTACAACGGAACCTTCTGACACGGAGATGTACACCATCAAGGTGGACGGATCTGAGGAGGAGGTCAGTCTGAGTGAACTCCAGAACGGTTACCAACGTCAGGCGGATTACACCCGTAAGACGCAGGAGTTGGCAGCCGAACGGGAACGGTTACAGCAGGCGGAGACCATTGCTCAGGCATTGGAATCTGATCCAGAGGGCACTCTGAGGGCGCTTGGTAGCGCATTCGGAGTTTCGGGCAATATGCCGGACGCACCACGCGAATCAGCCGATTCGGGAATGTGGGAAGAACCGGACGATCCGATGGCTCAACGGTTGGCTCGCATTGAGTCGCAACTGGAACACCAGCAGTCCCTTACCCGTCAGCAGGCTTTAGACAAGGAAGTAACGGGGTTGAAAGACCGTTACGGCGATTTCGACGAGAACGCTTTGTTCTCTCATGCGTTGAAAGAGCGGATTCCGAACCTAGAGGCGGCTTACGCCCATATGAACTTTGGAGAGGTTGCCGGTGCGGCAGCAAAACTTCAGGCTGATAAGGACGTAACTGAGGCCAAGAGAGATGCTTCCGTTGTTGCTGGTGGTAAAACCACAGCATCAGGAGCAGTCGCAGCCAAGGGGTCTGATAAACCACCGTCTTCGATTCGGGAAGCGTTCAGCCTTGCGAAGCAGGCTCATACATAACCGACACAAACAACTCTTAGGAGATAACAGTCATGGCTGGTAACAGCAACTTTGACGAGATTCTCTCTACCACCCTGAACAACTACATCCCGAAGTTGACGGATAACGTGTTCACGGCTCGACCCCTGTTCTATGCGCTGACCAATGGTCAGTCGATCAGGCGAGTAAGTGGTGGAGCGAAGATCGTGGCTCCCATTCTTTATGGGACCAACAGCACCGCTGCTTCATACAGCGGAACCGACACCATTGCTACCACGGCTCAGACAGGCATTTCGGCTGCTGAGTTCAACTGGAAGCAGTACGCGGCCACGGTGACCATTTCGGGCATTGAGGAAGCGAAGAACAACGGTGAGGCTCAGATCATCGACCTGCTGGAAGGCAAGATCTTCCAGACGCAGGAAACGATCATCGAGAACCTGAACACCATGTTCTACGGTGATGGCACCGGCAACTCCGGCAAGGATTGGGAGGGCCTCGCGGCTCTTGTCGATGCTACCGGCACCGTTGGTGGGATTGATTCAACTGCATCAGGTAACGGCTTTTGGGCCTCTACCGAAACTGCCGTTGGTGGCGCAATAACGACCGCCAAGATGGCCACGATGTACAACAGCGTGTCTGTTGGCAACGATCAGCCGTCAATCATCATCACCACGCAGGATGTCTACGAGGACTACGAGGCCCTGTTGACGGATCAGATCCGTTACACAGACACCGACGTAGCCGACGCGGGCTTCCAGAACCTGCTATTCAAGGGCGCCCCGGTGACCTTTGATTCGGCATGTACCTCTGGTGTCATGTACTACTTGAACACCAAGTACCTGCGCCTCGTTGGCCACACTGAGACTTGGTTCAAGCCAACGCCGTTCGTGCGGCCCACGGACACCGACGCTGTGTACAGCCAGATTCTGTGCTACGGCAACCTCACCGTCACCAACCGTGCCCGACAGGGCAAGTTGACCGGGATCTCCTAGATCCCTGACCACAAATAGCCGGATGGCGGCGGCGTGGCATGTAGCCGCGTCGTCGCCCCGGTTTTGATTCGGAGGATTCATGGCGCGAGAGTTCGCTATTGCATACCGGGCTAATGGTCGCCCCGGGAATCAGCCAGCGGCTGGTGCCCGTGAAGTGCGTTCTGAACGGCATCCGGTATCCAGAGATCGGAACATCCAACGGGTGAATCCGACTCCAGCGAAAGAGCCGGCGCCAATGCTTCCTACGGCATGTGTAGCCCTGACCCGTGACGGTTCGCCCTGTAAGGCGTTGCCGATTACGGGCGGGGAACACTGTGTGTTTCACCGGAAGACTCTCTAGTGCAGATTTCAGAGATGCGGTCTTATATCCGCAGCGTTGTAGATATTGATTCAACTGACATCTCTGATGACACAATGAACCGGTTTCTGGGCGAAGGCTACGACCAGATTTGCTATTCGGAAAAGCGTTGGCCGTTCTTCGAGGTCGAAACGACCTTTAGCACGGTGGCCGACACCAAGGATTATTCATTGGCGACTGTGGGCGCCAGTGTCACCAATGGGCTTCA